CTCCTGAAGATGATCTTATTACAAATATTATTGAAGCTGCCAGAAATTCTTGTGAATTATTTCAGAACAGAGTTTATATTGACCAGACATGGGATCTAGTTCTTGACGATTGGCCGGATGGCGATATTATCGAAATACCAAAACCGCCATTGGGAACCGTTACAAGCATTACATATTATGGAACCGGCGGCACTTCGGCAACTATGACAGCGGGTACTTATATAGTTGATACCGATAGTGAACCTGGGAGGGTTTCTCTGGCATATGGAGAGGTTTGGCCGGGCACCACATTAAGACCGATTAAAGGTGTTGTTGTTAGATTTCAGGCTGGTTATGGAAGTGCGGCCTCTTCGGTGCCGACAAGAATAAAACAGGCTATTAAATTATTGGTAGGACACATGTATGAACATAGAGAAGATACAGAAATTAAAAAGCTTGAAACTATTCCTTATGGTGTAGAAAGCTTATTGACTTTTGATAGGATATGGCCGATATGAAAGGATTGGATAAATGCGTAGTGGCCGCCTGAGACACCGGATAACAATAAAACGGCCAATACAAACGCCGGATGGCATGGGTGGTATAACGACAACATGGGGAACTGTTTGTGTTTGTTGGGCTGCGATTGAACCATTGAGAGGAAAAGAGTTTTATGATTCTCAAATGGAAAATTCCGAAGTTACTGGAAAAATTGTTATGCGATATTTAGCAAGGATTAATTCAACCATGAAAGTTTTTTTTGGGGAACGGGAATTTGAAATTATAGCGCCGATAAATGTTGAAGAGAAAAACCGAGAATTACAATTGATGGTAAAAGAGTTGGTGATAGTATGAGTTTTAAAGCAAAAACAGAAATGGTATGGAATGGCGATGCTATTGTTAAAGACATGAAAGCAGAATTAATGAATGGTTTTTATTCTATTGGCCAAAAAATAGTAGCGGATGCTAAGAGAAGAATACATAATGTTTCGGGGAAATTAGCAGAAACTATCCGGGTACGGAAAGCAAGGCAGGAAAAATATAAACCGGCAGTATTTATATTTGCCGGGAATAGAATGGAAGGTGTTTATTGGCATTATATGGTTGAATATGGAACCTATGATAAACCAGCTCATCCATATATGAGACCTGCTGTAAATAGCAATTTTAATGTTATCAAAGCAGAAGCGGCTAGAGCTGGTAAAAGGGTAATTAATAAAAAACGCCGGGAGCACGCTAAAGCCAGAAGATTATCAACTGGGGGAAAAAGATAATGATGTTGCATGAGGCTATTGGGTACGCTCTTTTCCAGGAATCGGATATTACAAATATTGTCGGAAGCAATATCTGGCATGGAGATAGACCAGAAAGTGGTGATCCATGTATTAATTATTTTGAAGTGAGTTATGGATTGCTTGCGTATAATGCGATAGAAACATCGATGTATCAAATATCATGCAGGGCAAGCGAAGCGGGGGTAGTGCAAAATTTGGCAAGAAAGGTGTGTGTTTTATTTCAGGATATGAAAAAAAAACTTAGTACATTTGATATTCAAATGGCTACGGTAGAAAATAAATTTATGTTGAGGGAATCCACAACTAAATTATGGCACATACCGATAGATATAAGATTTATACATGAAGAAGCAATAGTTAGCTAGGAGGACAATTATGGCATTAGGACATTTTCAGCAGACGGCAATGGCGGTATCGGGGTCTACTTTATTGGGTGGCTGCAAGATGGGTGTAGCGGCTTCAGCTGTTACATTTGCAGGTGGCAGTATGGGGACTGTTTTGGGTATAGGAAATATGACAGGATTTACCGAAAATCTTGAATTCACTACTACCCAAGCGGGTAATTCAAGTGAGCCAGAAAAGGCAGTATCGAAACATACCCTAACAATCACATTTGAATTGTTAGAATTTTATCCGCCGAACTGGGATATCATACGTGGTGGATCCCTGGATACAGAGAATGCGTTATCAGCACCGACTTATTTATCTGGCACAGCTAATATTTTCTCATCAGGTGGATTAACAGCAATCGGTGAGAAATCATTTGCATTTCTTAACACAAAGTTGATAGCAGGATCAACAGTCGAAACTATTCTTGTGGTTTATAAGGCAAAGATCGAGGCAGGTTTAATTCTTACTCCCAAAAGTGATCATGATGCAGACCCGGTAATGGTATTGCCTTTCACTTTGACAGGTGAACTTGATACCACAAGAACGGTAGGTGATCAACTTTATGTTATAGAAACGCAACTGGGAGTTTAAGATGAATGATAAAAAACCGGTTGTATATGATCTGGATATTTTACGTCCTGCTCCGCAATATGTTTTACTTGCCAACAAAAAAATAGATATTTCTTTTATTCCCTCAGGTCTTGCAATTGATATTATGGAAATGAGACAGCAATTAGAAACACTTGCCGATACGCCTGATAAAATTAATAAAATCAGAGAAGGCGGGAAAGAGGCGCTTGACACTTTTGAAATAACTGCTGGGATTTGCTCTATGATAACTCAGAATCAACACGAAGAAATGACAAAAGAATGGCTTTTAAAAAACACGAATATTGTACAGTTAAAAAAATTGATTGAATATATAACTAATGCAGTTTTTAAAAGTTTAGAAAGTGCAGAAGATAGCCTGGGAAAAAATTAGAAAGCGGTCAAGGCGATACCCCATTAAGGCTTGGCCGCAATGGATTTTAAATATCCGAAAGTGGGAACGGGGAAAGTGAAAAAACCTAGCGAAATGACAGCCAAGGAATTGCGAGCTGAAAGAGCAAAATTGAGAAAACAATTTGGTACTAATATCGAAGGATTGTAATGAGAAAGGGAAATTAAAATGGGAATCTTGGGTGATTTAGTTGTCCGTATTGTAGGCGACGATAAACAATTTAAAGACGCTATTGGCAAATCTGAAAACAAAGTAAAAAAGTTTACGAATTTTCTAAAAGGCGCTGCCGGTATAGGTGGCGCTGTTTTAATTTTTAGAAAATTGACGCGAGTAGCTGGAGAACTTGTAGACGCTTATAAAATACAGGAAATTGCTGAAACCAAATTAAGCGCAGCCATAAAAGCTTCTGGCAAAGAAGCAAGTATTTCTGTCAATGCTTTATATGATTATGCCAGTGAATTGCAGGGCATAACTACTTTTGGTGATGAAATGACAATATCCGCAATGGCTATGTTGCAACAATTAGGTGATTTGAACGAGGAAGGCTTAAAGAAAACTATTCCTCTTGTACAGGATTTTGCTGCTGCTATGGGTGTTGATCTTGAGACCGCTGCTTCACTGGTTGGGAAAACCCTTGGCTCATCTACTAATGCTTTAAGTCGATACGGGCTTATGGTAGATATGACCGGCACGAAAGAGGAAAAGCTCACATCTCTGACTGATGCAATGCGTCAAAAATTCGGCGGAATGGCTAAAGAACTAGCCACCACAGGCACGGGAGCATTAATACAATTTTCCAATGCCCTGGGTGATATTAAAGAAGAAGGCGGTAAAAAAATACTTGAACTCTTGAGTCCATTGATAACAAAAATGACTGAACATCTTACTGTAACTTTGCGGGATTGGAAAGCAACTGCAAATCTTAATAAAGCACTCGCCGGCGAGGCTACATCAGTCTATGAAGTTGACAGAGCATTAGTTGAGAATCGAAAGAGATTAGATGAAGCGCAGAATTCGTCTTTAATACTTTCTCAAAGATTAAAAACAGCACAGGATGCTTTTGATCTTGAAGCTGAAAAAGTTGAGAAAGGCACAAATGCTATGCAGACACAGATTGGCACAAGAGCTGATGAACTAGCTGCGATTAGAGCACAAGTTGATGCTAATGGAAAAGAGATAGAACAGAGAATCGAGAATATTAAGTTGTTGAAGAAGAATCGAGAAGAGATTGGAGAAGGTAATATTGTTAGAGCTGCGGATGTAATTATAACAAAAGATCAAACAGAAGCAATAGAAGAACAAAGCAAAACATTAGAAGGACAAATTAAAATATTTCGAGAACGTGAAAATTTACTCAGACGAGCAGGTATTTCAGCAGAAGAACAATATCTGATAGAAAAAGAAGCTTTTGAATATGCAGAAAAGGCATATAAAAAAGAGATGGATGACAAACGAAAAGCAGCCGCTAAAAAATTAGAAATTGAAAAACAATTAGTAAGTGCTATTTGGGATTTATATAATAATCTTGCATCGTCAATATCGCAAATATGGGCTAATCAATTAACTGCGGAATTGGCAATGCTTGATAAGAAATATGATTATAAAACTCAGGCGGAAATTGACTATAATGCATTTTTGGCAGAAAAAGAACAAGAGAGATATGATGCTATGAGCGAAGCCGAACAGGCGGAATATGATCTCAGGGTGGCGGCAGAAGAAGCGGAAAGACAAAGATTGGCGGACTTTGAAGGAGAAAAGAAACGATTGATTTATGATGAAGCTGTGCGCCAAAAAAATCTTGCATTATTTCAGACGATTATAAATACAGCTTCGGCCATAATAAAAATGCTTGCCGATCCGGGAGGAATTCCTGGAGTAGCTTTATCAATATTGGCTGGTGCAACTGGGGCAGCACAGGCGGCAGCCATTGCAAGCCAACCATTGCCGGCATTGGCCGAAGGCGGTATTATTAGAGAACCCACCGTATTATTGGCTGGTGAACGAGGGCCGGAAAAGATCACACCATTAGG